CTTCAGCATGATATCACTTTCTTCACACCATGGATATACTTCCTCACCCACAAAGTTTATCGCTCGAATACCGTTATCTAGACACTCGTCGCAAATTGCTTTGTTGTCATCGATAATCATACCGAGGTTTAGAGCTCTGCATATATCAACCTTTTTCACTTCATGGGGTGTATAACTATTTGTAAGTATCACATCGTTAAAGATTCCTGGAAAATAGGTTTCTATCCAAGTTTCTGTTTGTTCTCTAGCTATGTCTTGACGCCCGGTGACGACATACATTTTTTGACTTCTTTGACGAAGCCATTTCATGGCGTTTTGTGTTCCTGGCATTGGTTTGAGATTACTAAAGGCTTGGGATTTGTAAAACTCTTTGACAAACTCCTGAGATTCCTCTTCAGTTATATCGAAAATTTCGCGGTACACGTAGTTGTATTTGAGTTTCTTTGGTTTTCCAAGTCTTCTAGAACGAGCCATTGGATATAGAAAATTGACTAAAACTTCATCGACGTCAATTGCGATACGAGCCATTTATGTATTACAACATTATTCATAATCTCTAATTACCACACCAACGGGGAATCTCGGTACATCCAGGTCAGTTAGGTTTTGAAATCTAACAGTAAGCATTTTACCGATGTACTTCTTTCTGTCCCTGTAGTGTTCCTCTCTCTGTTTAATCGTGCCTTCGGGTCTGACATTAAACTCTCGACCATTGGTCAATTTACACACCCAAACGACAGCATCGGCATCCCTCCCATGCCCCGTCTTGGCCCCGACAATTTCGTATTCCTCCGTCTGAAATTTCTTAAACTTGAGGAGGTAGTTGCTCCTCTTCCCAACTTCGTAGGTGCTGGAAGCCTCCCGAATCATGATACCCTCGTAGCCCTGATCAACAAAGTGATCGTGCCACTTTTCCACGTCAGACTTCTTCTTGAGGAGTTTGGTCTCGACACTGACACAGTCCATCCTCTCCTCAAAAGTGAGTTCGGGGCGTTCGAGATCAAAGTAATCGAAAATGTAAAAGTTCAACTTGGTGGGGTTAGTCTTGAACATGCTGGTGATTTCCTCAAATGTCATGTTAGGTGCATAGCATTCTCCATCTAAGAACTCCCCCTCCCTTAAACCGTCTCGGAGATGATCGAGACCCTCAACGGGTTTACCAGTTCGAGAAAAGCATCCATCTTTGGAAACAAGGAGGCGAACCCCATCCAGTTTGGGTTGAACGTAGAAGGGGGTGGAGATGTACTTGTGGCGTTCCTCCCACTTGTTGGCCAACATGGGCATCACCTGGACACCCTTTAGGTGCTCATTGTTCCACATGGTTTGAGCACGGGCACATGCCTTTTCGTAGCCAGTCTTGACGTTGGTTCTAGAAACTGCAACCTTTTCAGTTCCCACCATACCAGTACTCTTTACGATGTCAGCGGTTCCATCTCCCAGGTCCTCAATGTGAATGTCAGTGAATCTCTCACGACCGTTTTTGTCTTTTCTGATAAGTCGTTCCATTGTAGTCATATTTAATTTCTCAACTTTAATTAGATGTCCGAAATACCGGTTGTAAATTATGGTAGAATGGAACGACTTAGGCCTCCAGAATTCACATCGGTCCCTATGAATGTGAATACATTTTGTATCGTTTTTATAGTTTTATGTATTTTAGGTCTATATAAGCGTTCCGTCAATATTAGTCAACGCAATCAACAATCTTATATTTGAGACACTTACTGGGGGTGAGGTACAGATCCTTCCTCATGAGACGCTTAAATTTCTTTTCGGGGATTTCAGTCTTGGAGAGGTACATCTTCTTGATTCTCTTCATAAACTTTTCAGATGACTTGAGTTCATGTTTGAGTTCTTGGAAGTTACCCCAAAATTCCGTGGAAATCTGGTGAATGAGGATATAGGCATCCTTACCCATTCGTTTCTCAGAGCCACCGAGTAAGACAAATGTTGCCGCACTACAACACGATCCCTGTGCGATAGTAACGACTTTTACACGAGATTTCTCTAGAACATTCATCATGTTGAAGCCCGAAAATATGTCACCACCCTCACTCATGATGTGGACGCGGATCTCTGGTTCGTATCCGATAAGTTCAGCCTTTTTTTTGAGAAGTTCTATTTCAAGTTTCTTGAAGTTCTCAACAAACTCCATAGCATTATCTCGGTCGATAGTTCCATAAAAGAGAAGCTCGTTTCCCACAACTCGCACACATTCTTCGAGTTCAGTTTCTGTTTCATCCTCGTTCGTATGCATTCTTCAAGGCTTTCTTTACTCTTGTCACGTCTCTTGATTTTAAGCCATTTCCGACTGCGAGGTGATTCATAACATCGAAATCTTGGGGGGTGATTTTGTACTTAAGGAGGGGCTCCAAGTTTCCCTTCTCGGCGTACAACTTTAATAAACACAATTCTTCAATTCCCAATCCATTTGGTGATTTTTTATAAATTTCATTGACTTTCTGTTTTCGCATCTTATAGTTTCCATGTTTAGTCCAACAACTCCCCGGTCTAATCTTTTCTCTTTTAAGGGGGTCACCTAGAAAGGTTTTGGGTATCGTTAGGGCGTGGAGAACAAAGTAGGGCATGAGATTCCAGTTTCCAGAGGAGTAAATGTGACTATCAAAATAATCCGCATTTGAAAAGGAATGGGAGATAGCTACAGTGTTTACACCCACTGAGTTTAGGTAATTTTCTTGGAATATATCCCACATGTGACCATGTTCACTTATACTGTCATATATTTCAATCGGTTTGGGATCACATAGTATATCAGTTATAAATTCTTTTGGTGTCTGGAACATATCCATTTCATCATAGTCATCTAAATAGGTGAAGAAGTTTCTAATATTTCCTTGTGAACGTACGGCTGCATTGTATGCTTTGGTATCCGAACTATCTGTCAATCTCAACAAAGTTTCAGGTTTGTGTTTTGGAATAAATATAGTCTCGAAGTTTGGGTACATACACATATTTGTTGTCGTTACTATGAGAGATCCGCGTGTAATTGGGACGCCATCCGAAACCTGTTCTATTATTGGTTTAAATATAGGATCGTAATCCTCTATAAATACATTCTTTGTGGTTGATTTAATAAACGGTAAAAAATAACATTTACTTTTCAGATGGTGATTCTGTAGTTCAACATGTGATGTATCTTTCAGGGCTTCCCTAAGAATGTAGGATTTTCCAACTCCAGATGATCCACATATAAATATATGTTTACCTTCATTTATATACCTACGAACGAGAGCAATTTGTTTATCATGAATTGTCACTAGGGGTGTGGTATTGTCTTCGACTTTTTTTTGTGGAATTATTTTAATGAAAGAGTCCATCGATGATCTTACTAATCAGGCAATAGATTTGGTGCTCGAGAATGGCGCACTACATAAACGTATCGTAGAACCTTTAAAAAGGAAAATTGTACCATATGTTGCTTGTAGTTTGTTGACCAATTTGGTCATGGTTATTACTCTGATCTACCTTGCTCGACGTCTGTCTCTTCTTCAGGTTCCCCCTCTGTAGAATCTTCCTCTTCCTCATCCTCATCACCTAGGGAGGGGCCAAAGAATCCTTCGGGTGGTGGTTCATTCTTTTTCGATAAGAATTTACCTATCTTCTCGAGGGGGGTCCCGGCAGTCATCGCCTCAATTGGGTCTATCGTCCTCGGTAAAGTGAGTAATGGAATTGAACGCACATTGAGAATCTCTGGTTTGGTAAATACACTGTCTAGAGGATATTCATCTTCAAACCGCTTCAAGACAGACTTGGGCACCGAGGGTGATTGTTCCAAGAGGCGGTCATACTCGGTTTTACATTCACCAACGAAATCTAAGCCTTCCTTGCTACGCTCCCCCCTATCTAAGGCTAACATAAGACGAATATTTCTGGAAAGCATACCGAAAGCCAACGCAGCTGTTCGATGGTTTTCCATGAGTTCGTTAATCTTGAGGAATTGGGATATAGTCGCTATAAGCCCTGCGGTTAGATTTAAACCACCAATTATTGAGGGAGCAAAGGACTGTACATTCTCTGGGAAGGTACCCTGGGCGAAGTTCGCGGTCCCAGTTATAGTAGACAGTATAATAACAGGTAAAGTGAATCGAATACTAGAACGTCTGTATATGAAAAATGCACGGTGGTGCATATACCTGTAGCATGCAGAGGCTTCACCCCATTGTTTGAGTATATTTTCGTGACCGTCTGTCCATGACAGACGCATCTCTTCACGGGAAATCTTTTTTTCTTCCGTCATTATATAATAGATGAATATAATTTTCCTGATTCATTTAATTTTTCTGATAGGTATACTTGTTGTTCCATTTACAAATAATCGCAGAAACCTTGAATTTTATTCCATTCTAATTCCCTTCATATTTTACCACTGGTCAATTAATGATGACACATGTGCATTGACACAGGCGGAAATGTACTTTTCGGGTAAAGAAAAGGAGGAAACTTTCATGGGTAGGGTTGTTGGACCTATTTATAAAATGAGTGATGATGATGTAGGTAAACTCACCAAAACTCTATTCTTTGTGTTATGGGCCATTGTTCAATATCGATTGGGGCACTTCAAAGGGTTTACCAGAGACCTAAGTGAATTAAAGAAATCCCTTTCTACAAAAGTATAATGGACCTTAAACTCCGTAGCGAAATCAACCGTCTCACTAAAACGCGTGAAGATTATCACCAGACCTATGTTCAGAATTTAGAAATAATTGAGGACAAAATTGCTAAACTTGATATTCAAATCGAACTAACCGATTCCAATGTGAAAAGAGGTATTCTCGAAAAACAACGAATCGTTTATCAAAAGGATGTCAGAAAGATAGATAGTACTATGGAAAGTACCACAAATCTGTTAAATAAGAAGATTGAATCAATCGAACAAGCCCTCGAGAACATCGAGAAGGAGAAGGAATCATTTGATTTCAACATCAAAAAACTAAGAACTGGTATTATAAACGAAAATACCGGTGAGATTTTCGATATGTTTTCCAGTGTTGTGAATGCACTTGAAATTCTTAACCGCGGGAGAAACGAAATCGATCAAAAAAGTGAACACTCGTCTTAAAATTGTAATACATAAGCATACAGTACGCGTCCGCTATATCATGCTTCCTCTCGTATGGAATGGTATCCAAATCTATATACTTTCCCATCTTGACAAGAACACGTTCTTTTCTCTCATCGTAATTTAGATGATCCATCCCAAAGTGTGCATGTATCGTCAAAGGTGAAATCAATAGAACCTTATCTTTGAACATATAGTGTAGCAGAATCTCTATATTCGTAAAGCCTTGGGGTGGTTGTCTCTCTATAAGGATTCTCTCAGCCTTGTCGAAGACATCCCTGTGGTCATCTACAAATAAAGGAACTAAGTCAACAAAGTCATTACTGTAAATGTATTTGTAGTCTTCCAAACTCACCTTTTTCATGTACTCAACTTCTATAACAGGT